GCCGGGAGTGGAATGCGGGCAGAAATCTGAAAGTTATTGCGTGGTAACAGACTTCCTGCTATGTTTCAGATATCGCCGTTCCACCCCCGCCCTCCGGGCACCCCCTCCCCGGGAGGGGGCATTGGGAGGCGACACATTCGTTTTGCGTTCTGCGTTCTGCGTTTTGCGTTTTGCGTTACTTCCTGCCGGCTTCCGTATGACAAACCTCTCCCTGCCACTTATGGGCAGTGACATAATCTGCCTGGCACAGACCGGGCACATTCACGGGGATAAAGCTATCCCACACCACTTCCTCCGGACCTGCGCCCTCCAGCACCCGGTCGCCGGGGCGGACATCCGCCGCCCCGGGCACGATCAGCAGGAATTTGCGCTGCAGCCGGGGACCCGTCTCCCCGTCAGAAAGGCAGTCCTGCCAGTTGAGATAACACCCCTGCAGCACCTGCCGGGAAACCACGCCGCCGGTATTGCGGTAAATGCTCACCTGCTGGCAGCACAGAGGATACGCCATAGGCGTCATGCCCCCACCCCCCGGCACACCGTCAGATAGGGGGCAACATTTTGAAGAAGCCGCTTCTGCAGCTTCCGGTCGCCCTGCTCATACCGGACGCTGACGCCGCCTACGGAGGCTTGGGCGATGAGGGCGTTGCGGCGGAAATACTCCATGGTCTCCGCCACAGCGCACACCGCCATAGACCGGCTGGTAGGACCGTAGGGTGTCACCTGGGCAGAATTTTCCAAGCCGGCGACCCAGTCCTCCGCCCGGGGCACCACCTGCAAAAAGGCGGTTTCCGAGAGCATGCTGCCTAAGTAGTCATTTTTGTAAAAGTCGAAGCTGACCATGTTATGCACCCACTGCGATGTCCTTCAGCACCGCAGCCTTCAGGGTGTTCTTCAGCGCCACGCCTGCCACCAGCTCCACCTCGCCGGTCTTGACCGCGCCGGGGGCATTCACATCGGGCAGGTAGGAGTTGATGACACCGCTGCCCTGAGGGCTGATGCCGTGGAAGCCGTCCAGACCCAGGCAGACGGCGTAGATGGCAGTCTTGCCGCCCTCGGTGGGGATCACATCGGTGGAGTTTTCGCCGTCGAAGAACTTACCCATATCCATCATGGGAATGCCGGCGTAGGTCTCCACGGTGCGGCCGAAGTCGTCCTGGCTGCGCTCGTAGTAGCCGGCGCGGCGGGCAATGGAGCGCAGCTTGATGAGCATCTGGGTGTTCATCAGCAGCAGGTCGGCATTGCCGTCCAGAGTTGCCAGGAAGGCATCCATTTCGTCCAGAAATGCGTTGTAGTTTTCGTCCAGCTCAGAAGAAGTGGTCAGGCTGACCTGGCTGGTCAGCTCGTTGGCAGAGCCGGAGAGCAGCTTCTTCAGACCGTCAAAGCCGCCATTTTCTGCGTCGCCGTTGATCGCCATGTTATGGAAATAGTTGGCGGTCGCCTTGATCTTCTGCTCTGCCTGGAATGCCAGCTCGTCGGCTGCGCCGGAGGTGTTCTGCAGCACACGGTCCACCTGGAAAGAGCCGCCCATAATGGCAGCGGAGGTGGTCTTTTTCTCCCGCTTTGCCTCGCCGGGGGTGTACTCGCTGCCCACGCTTCGCACCGCCGCGGTAGCGGGGGACTTCAGCTGAATGTAGCCGTAAGTCAAGGTGCTGCCGCCGGTGCCGGGGGCGATGACGTTGTCAAAAGTCAGCTTGTCCAGCAGCTGAGAGCTGCGGCGGAACATATCCACCACCTGCTGATCTACCTTGTCTGCCATGCCAATCTTTGCTTCCTGAAGTGTAATTGCCATAATAAAATCATCCTTTCATGTTTTGCGCTTCGCGCAACAATGGACAATGTACAATGGACAATGGACAATTATGGTATTTGCTTTACGAATAAATTAAAATCGTCGCCGAAGGCGACACCTTCATTGTCAATTGTCAATTGTCAATTGTCAATTCGTTACCTGGTTTTCATCCGTTCTCTGAGTGCGCCGGCGAGGGTCGTCGGCGCGGTTTCTGCCTGCCCACCGGTGCCTGTAAACCGGGCGTAGGGGGGCGGTGTGGGGGCAGCGAACAGCCAGTCGCTTTCCTTCTTCAGCTCCCCCAAGGCAGCCTCCAAAGCAGCGGGCACATCGTCACTTTTTGTGATGGCTTCCATATCCAGCATTGCGCTGATGGCTTTGACGCTTCTGCCGCCTGCCTTGGCTACCGCCTGAGAAAGCTGACTTTCCAGCTTTAGCTGCTGCAGCTGCCGGCTGTGCTGCTGCACAGCCTGGTTGTACTTTTCCTCCCAGGCGCTGCCGGCTTGCTTTGCCGCCTGGATGTCCAAGCCGTTCTGCTCCATGATGGCGTCGATGACCTCCTTGGAAAGAGGCTGCTCCGCCACCCGAAGGCTCTGCAAAAATTCTCTTTTCATAGTGTTTCCTTTCCGCGCTACGTCTTTTTAACGAGGCTCACCCCCTCCGCGCCGGCGCTTATTACGCTCGCGCCAAAGCAAAAATCCAATGGACAATGGACAATGGATAATGGACAATTATGGTATTTGCTTCGTAAATGATTAAAATAGTCGCCGAAGGCGACACCTTCATTGTCAATTGTCAATTGTCAATTGTCAATTATTCATGGTGGGCATAAACTTCTGCCGGATTATCTTCCGTTCTTCTTCCGTTTCCGTGGGCAAATTGAACCGCCAGCCCAGGGCGATCTCCGGGGCGATGAGCCCCTTATCCACCATCACAAGGTAGTCCTGCCACAGCTTTTCCTCGTCGTGAAGCACCCCGTTGCCCCAGTCGATGGCAACAGAGGTATCCTTGGGCGCGGCAACGCCGTAGAGCTTGGCAAGGGTGGCGCACAGCGTAACCGTCTGCTCCGCCGCCGTCTGCCACATCCGCTGAAAATCCATCACCGTCAAGGCGTGTTCGCCCTGGCTGGAGGCGATCTCCGTAGCGGTGCGCTCCTCCACATTGGCGTCGGACAAAAGACCTCTTTTCAGACCCACCACCGACTCCACATTTCGCAGATACTCCTGCTTCCGGTTTAAGAAAGCCTGCTCCCGCAGCTGGGGGGAGTACACCGTCATGCCCACATGCTCCGGGTCTTCGTCCAGACCCACAAACAGGTGGTCAGAAAGCGCCCCGTCCCGCAGTAGGTCACGGGAGGCAAACACCCGGCTTTCCCCCCGTTCAAACTCCTGCTTCAGCTGATACTCGTTGCGGTCGATGCTGTGGATCAGCGCAGCCGCCGCGGCGTAAAGGCTGACTCCGTCCTTTGAGCCGTCCACGCAGTTGAGCATGGGGGTCTTCAGCTGCACCAGACCCACCGAACCCATAGGCTCCGGGTATGTGTAGCGCTCCGGCAGGTCGGCATACAGAGGATTCTGCTTCAAAGAAACGGGACTGCCCAAAGTGCCGGCATCGTAGGCGCGGTATAGCTTATTCTCAATGGTGAGATAGCCGTTTTCGTCCAGAGTTCTCCGCTCCAAAAGGTGATAGTAGGCGCTGCCCAGAGTGCTTGTTTCCAAAGTGCCCACATCGGTGGGCAAACCTGCGGGGTCTCTGCCAAAGACCAGCAGGGCGTTTCTGGGGATCAGGGTAAAGCCAAAGCCAGCGCCCATCACCCAGGGCTTTATGTAGCATTCGCCGCCCACCAGCGCCAGCTGCACCGCCTGCTCCTTCTGCTTGTCCAGCTGGTTCATCAGCTGCCGCACCACGGGGTCAGCGCTGCGGTTCTGATACTCGGCAAAGGCGGTGCGTACCACCTTGCTGACCACCGTGAATGCAATGCGCTGGCAGGGGTCTTCCCCCTTTTCCTCTGTGTCCCGGTAGTACAGGTCAAACCACTCCTGCACCGCCTTTTGCATGGCTTTTGTGGTCTTGTCCTGAGCGCCGAACGCCTCCTGACAGTTTAAGATGTCCATTCATTTCCTCCCTTGATCACGATTTTTCGGTTTCCCCGGTGCAGACCCCGGATATAGCTTTCCAGCAGCTGCACCCGGTGCTGCAAGTGCCTGTTTTGCTGCTGCAACGCCCGGTTTTCCTTCAGTACCGTCTCCTTTGCCCAGATAGGCAGGAATCTTTGGATTAACCATTTTTTCATACATTTCCCTTTCATCGCGCTAACGCGCGGAATTGACAATTGACAATTGACAGTTGACAATGAAGGTGTCGCCTCCAATACCCCCTCCCGGGGAGTAGTGAAACGAATGAGATAAACGATTGCCGGTGGCAATCACACCTTAAAAGCAGTGTCAGCAAAGCTGACGGGGGTGGAACGGCGATAGCTGTAATACAGCAGGAAGTCTGTTAGATTGCATATACTTCCAGATTATCGCCCGCATTCCTCTTCCGCCCAGTG